ACATGAAATGCTTGTTCCATAAATCGTGGCCAACTTTCATTCAGTTGATCGCTGATAGCGTCATAGAGTTGGATGCAAATTTCTTTATTCCATTCCATGTTGCCTGCTTCAACATCTTTTTTGATTACTGGCCATGCACTGAAGTAAACCGAATCTGTGTCACCGTATATCACTGCTTCGCCAACATGGTCATACTTGCCAGTGATAGCTTCATTAACAAAACTGTCCATGTGATGTGCAATTGCTCTGCCAGTTAGTGTAGTTGATTGACCAATGCGTTTATCAAAGAATCTACATCCAGGGTTAAGAATAGCACCATACAAACTGTTCAAGTTAATCTTCTTAACCAACTGACGTTTATCTAAAAATTCTATTTCTCCAAGGTCAGTTGCTTGCCTTAGTTTTGCTTGTATTTCCTGACGTTCTCTGTACCAACGTGCCAATAAACCAGGTATAACACCTTCTTTTTCATAGGTAAAGATTGTGCCATTTGCACTTAGTATCCAAGGTTGATTACTGTCAAATATGATTTTCCAAATCTCTGCGGCACTGTGTACAGTTTCGTCGCCGTTTTCCCAGTCTACAGTTATTTCAGTTCCACGTTCTTGTTTCATAACTGCGGTATATTCTAGTGTGCCAAACAAGCCTTCCCATGCCATTGCAAAACTTGACTTGTTATCCATCTTGCCTTTAATGTAGCGATTAGTCATTATTGGACGCAATTGTCCTACTATAGTTTCAGGTGCCATGTTTAATGCTCTAATAGCACTAGGATATAGACTGTTGATATCTATAGCACCAATCCATTCATGTAGACCTTTTTTAGGATATGCAACATAAGCACCGGCTGCCGCAGTATCTTCGTCGGTGAGTCTATCACGTCTATTAGGAACAACCATTCCTTGTTCATGAGCTTCATTTATAATTGCTTGTTCTGTAACTGCAACTGCACCCATTGTTGTTTGTAACAACACAGTATTAGCATGTGCTAGTTCGCTTGCTAGTGCGATAAACCGTAGTTTCTTGTCCATTTTATCAAGCAATGCAGTATCTTGCCTTGAATACTCAATAAACGTTTTAAAATTCTGATTGTACAGTTGATCCAGTGTGCCTTCATAGGCAGTCTTTTTCTCATCAAGTTCATATTCACCGATAGCATCCAAACTATAACTGTGTCGCTCTTCATAGGTATACTTTCTGTACAGTTGCATGTAGTCCATATGAACTCTGCCAATTGTATCAAATGTAATGTTCTCTGATCCAAAGCGTTCGAATGTACGTTTTTTAGGAAGTTGACTCCACAAACAAAAACGTCTAGTGTCATCCTTACTTAATACTCTTGCAGTTCTGTTTACAAGATAGGGTATATCATAACCTTCACTGTTCCAGCCACTGATGATATCTGCATCTTCAATCAAATCCAAAAATGTTCCTAGTAGTTCTTCTTCTCGTTCAAAGAGCATGGTGTTAGGAAATTCATTGCATATTTCTTGTGCAGTTTGCCAGCTCATTGATTTTGGCGGTATAACCAGTGTGACCAATTGCTCCATCCATTGTAAGTACACACTTATCGCAGTTACAGGATTGAAAGGATCTGCTGGCGAACTATATCCTCTTACAGGATCAAAGTCAACCTCAATATCAAAAAACGCAGTTTGCAACTTAGGTGCATCAATGCCTTTGTAGTTCTCTTCGAAGCATCTGAAAACAGGATTTATATCTGATTCAAAGATATCCTTGCCAGACTGCAAACGCAATTCCTTACGGAATTCTTTGTTGTTACGTGTTGAGAACCTACTTACAGATTGCCCATAGATGCTTTTATATTTGCCTCTTGGGTCAGCATAGTAGAAACAGTAACTGGCAGGAAACTCTCTGTATTCTCTCCTGCCATCGACACGTTCTACAATGTGTATTCTATCTTTTTCTCTGTCAAATAGAGCGTCAACATAACTCACAGATTATAATGTCCTTCCTGCAGTAGTAAGTATCTCATCAAGTAGTTGTTGATCTTCTTTTTCTGCAGTATAACTTGCTTTGTGAGCAATACGTATGGCTTTTTTAAGCACACTTGGTTTGATCTGTAGTTCTTCAGCAATTGATTTTACTGTATCATTGAGACCTTCGTTTAAGGCTTCTACTTCACTCATTACACCCATGCCTTCGTTGATGATTTGTGTAAGTTTTGCTTTTTGTTCTGAGTCAAATTGGGTTGTCATGTAAATACTCCTTTGTAAAACACATTATATATTAGATACTATCTATAGTCAAGTGTTATTTTTCCAAATTTAAAATTTGGAATATGGTTTCTAAACCTTGTTCGTCTTTGAGCAAGATGTTTTCATCTGCAAATAAGATTTGTTGTCCACTCTTGAGGCTTTGCTCAAATAACTGTTTTGTTTTTTCAACAGTGCCAGAGAAAGCATGTATACTTGGCACAATCAATCCGCTTATATTGTCTCTTTCAACAAAGTCTTGCAGTTTAGGCATCCATGTACAACCCCAATATTCGTTACTCCATTCGACTACGTCTAGTCTAAGTTGACGTGCTTTTCCTAGTAAAAATTCACGTATGATAAAGTGTGGTGTCTCACCTATGTATTGTGAATTTTGATCAACAAAGACTACCCAAGGACCACTTGCAAGATCAGCAGGATCTAGTTTACTATAGTGTCCTTGAAGTCTATAGAAACTGCCTGCACGTCTGGGACCAAGGTCGTGCCCAATAAGTGCATACCGTGCATCAAAACTTACTCTAGTGATATCAGTTTCGTTGTTTATGTTTCCATGTACATGTCCTTGATTGAACAACCAGACTTGTCCTACATCAATCTCAACAGGAAAACATTTTTCAATGCTTAGTCTTTGTATTTCATCTAATGGTAATTGTTCATTGTGTATACGATTCATTATTTCTATACTATCATCCCAACTTACCACTTGCATGGTATTTGTGCCCCATGTTTTGGTAAGTGGTATCCATACTGTACCCATGTGGTTGTTATAGCCTGTCCAATATCCAGTATGAAATGCTAGTAATCTTCCAAGTGCATCTTGATTAGGTACAACAAAACGTATGCCACTTGTTGATTGTATTAGGTAATCTTTGCCATCTACCAGGTCACTTACATAGTCTGCAAAAAAACTGTCAAGTCTTGTGCTAAATTCTTTACTGTTTGTAAACAATTCTAAGTGTTTTCGTAAATCTATAAATTCTGTTGTTGCGAAATAGTTATGTATCTGCGTAAGATCTGGTAGTGCAGGTTTAAGTTCACGCACTGCTTCAAAAAAGTATTCTGTCCAATTGTGTTTATTTTTGTCATAGTTGAGTACTTTATTATCCCAACGTTCATCAACTTTCCAATTATAACTTTCTAGTACATTTTCAATTCTTGCTGGCATTGTTACTCATTGCACACTTGATTAATTACGTTTAAATTTTTGTTTGTACAAAAACGATAGAAATCACCTGATACTATGTATTCTTGATTATATTTACTGCTTTCTTTTGTAGCCTCAAAAATATCTTCTGGTTTCCATCTACTTAGGTTTTCTATAAGTTGCACTATACTTATAAGTCTTGAAATGTTACCTGAATCATTGTCAAAATTTGTATCAAAATCATAATCAAATTTGAATCCAACTTGTTTAAGTGCATAATAGGTTTGAAATTGCCCAACTGGTACAAATCCAGTTGCTCCAATTAAACATTTTAGTGTTTTTTCAGTAATGAACGGCCCAGGGTATATGTAAGATCCTAAGTTGTCTTCTAAATAACTATAATGAAAACTCTCGTTTGTAAAATGTAAAGCACAATTTTGGTATACTTCAGTCCAAGGATTACTGTTAATAATTTGATTGCCATAAGTGCTACCGTTTGGGAATACTGATTTCGTATCTGGTAAGTCGATTGTTTTACCGTACCACGTGTTAAAAAATCTATCATGTAAAGAGTCTAAAATTTTATTACCTGTTTTTATATCTGCATCAGGATCTTTATAAACGTCTAGTCTGATTAGACTATTGGTTTTATTTTCTAATAATGCAGTAACGACAAGCAATCTACTTTGAGTTATCCGCCGAGATATGGCACTGAATTGGTATTCAATTTTTTTCAAATCAAAACGAGGATGCCATTTTTTTATGAGTTCGCATTGTTTGTGCCACCAATAAAACCTATAAAACTTTATATTTTTTGGCAAAGGACAATTATATGAATCTGAATCGGTGAGTACTATTATCGGAGCATCAATTGATTGGTTAATTAGCCAATCAACATCAACTGCTTCGAGATGAAAACTTACAATATATCTATCAAACCCTGGAGGCAAAATTATATTGGACTTTGATGGCCATCTAAGCCATAAATGGCAGTAGGTTTTCTGCCCCAAAGAACGAATCCACTCCATATCCTTGATAGGACATTCTGTAGCAACTCCCTTCCATGTGTCGGGATGTAACATGACAGGTTTCATTTACTAATCCTTATAAGCAACTTCTTGGTTTTGTTCACCGATTAGGTTAAATCTATCACCACACATAACGCCACAACGTTCAAGTTTACTTCCATTTGTCCAACTGCGTTTAATATTCATAAACCAAGGGCCTTTTACGATTTCACAAAGTTTGCCATGAAACACATTAGTATATTGTAATCCTCCTGAACTGTGCATAAGTTTTTTAATCAGGATTTGATCAGCAGTTCCATCTACTTCGGGACCATAAAGTCTATCATGTAACCAACCACATGGAAACACAAAACCATCTGCTCCTATGTAGATTTCTTTGATGTTTAAAGCATTACAACTTATACAAGCATTTTTTGCGTATTCGCTAATATTTTCTATATTTGCTAGTTTATCATAGTTAGTGTTACGCCACTGCTTATCCTTAGGCGGATATATTACATAGTCTACTAGATTGTTTTTGTTGTAAACTGTAAGTTTGCTTTCATACTTGTGTTTACGATTTAAAAACCTACCTGTTTTTTTAATATTAAATTTTGAGAACCCAAGATCAGCACTGTATTCTTTTGCTTGTTCTACCTGGTGTTGATTATGATCAAAAACAATAAAATCCCAATATGCAGTACCGCCACAGTCAATAAATGCAGTGGCATTTTCTATAACCTTTTTCCATACAACATTACGCCTGTAGATGTGATTTGTATCTTCAAGTCCATCGATACCAAATGCTATAAAATCTACATATGATGCAATTTCGACATAGGTTTTATTTTTTCCAATTCCACCATTGGTATGAATACCAATTCTCACATGAGGTATAATCGCTTTAATATGTTTTATAATCTGTAAAAGATAGCTATTTGAAAAAGGATCACCATAGGTACCGCAAAAATAAACTTGTTCTAGACTACTAAATTCTTCAAGTGGGATTGCATTTTTAAACTCTTGAAGAGTCCAGTTTTTTAATGGTAGTGTTGGTAGTGTTTTGCCACCAAAGTAATTTCTTGGACATTGCGGACATGCCGCATTACACAAGTTGGTAATTTCGAGTTGTAGACTTTTTACCTCACTTAGTACAATCATTTAAGTAATGCAATCTGTGTATAACGTTTTTCAGTACAATCTGATAACTTGTCTGCAATAGCATGTGCGATTGTACTTTTACCAAGTATTAATATCATATCGATACTTATTGTGTGTATAGTGTGGCACTTTAAAAACCAGGGTAGCGATAACTTGGTTCTAGGGCAGTTCCCTCCCTAGCCTTTTGGATCGGTCCTAAGGCTATTCTTTAACAACATCTTTGAAACTACTTGTACTGAATCTCTTTTTGTTTAGACTTTCTATTGTTTTTAATGGTTTGCGTTTGCTTGGACAAAATTTGCATTGATCAATTACTTCGTCAATGTTATCTATGAACTGTTTGCCTCTCTGGGCATATTCTTCAACCGCAAGAGGTTCATAACTGTGCAATATTTTACGATCTTCTTTGCTGATATCAAATGGATTTTGTTTATCAAATTCAGGCATGATTCCGACAGGTCCACACTTGTATAGTTTTCCGTTTATAAAGTGATGACACATATGATGCACAAAACTGCATTCATCGTGTGCTTCTTGTGGATCACTGTTCTGTAGTGTGAATCTGTTTGTTAGTGGATCACGTTGCACTGCGGCCTGTGTAAATTGATTTTCAATCCAGTAGTGTATTCTAATTCGGTTTTCATCAACAAGAGCATAATCTGCACCCATAGTGCCATTTGTATCAGTGTTACGTTTACCATCGAATTTTTGTATCTTACCTTTTAAAAACTTGTAACCTTCTTCAAAATGTCTATCTAGATCATTAGCATTGTGTATACTCACACCAATCCAATTGTTACCTGTTTCTCCGTAGGGAGACTTAAAAAACAATGCATCATATAAACCTTTTACATGATTTATTCTAGTTCCGTTAGTGAGTATCTGTACTTTCTTTTTCCATAGTCTGTTAATGCCTTTGATCCAACTCACAATACTTGGGTTCATTAGTGGCTCTCCGCCTAGTATACAAATTCTTTGTAAACGTATCTTGGTTGCCCATGCTTCATAGGTTGCTTCATAGTCCTTCCAGATTTGATGACCTTTAAAGTTCCAGTTGTTGAATCTATTGCATTGCGGACATGCAATGTTGCATACATTTGTAATGTAAAATTCTATGTTTGGTACATAGGTGCGTGGATCGTTGGGATGGTCATCTGGGAACCATGCTGGGTATCTCATGAACTGTTTGCTTCCAAGTTGCGTGTCAAACTCATAGTCTTCATTGCACTGAGATCATGATAGTCTTCGTGTATTCTTACTATACTTGGTGCGATGTGATGTATATCAATTTCATCAGTTGTGTGTAGTTGATGATCAGCTGGACGAAATCCATACATATTACACTGTTCTATAATATGTGCCGCTGCATGAGGTTTTATAATGTATCCATAGCCTCCTATGGAATACAATCCTCTACTATGCTCTTGTT